TTAGATAGTAGTACACAAACAGTTAAATTTTATAAAAATGGTAGTGCTGTAGGTAATGCAGAAAATCTAAATGCAAGTGCTAGTGGTAACTGGGCATTTTGGTCAGGTTCTCATAATGCTTGTTGGCATACAATGAATGCTGGACAGGATAGTTCATTTTGTGGTAGAGCTACTGCTCAAGGTAATGCTGATGAAAATGGCTTTGGTGATTTTTATTATACGCCGCCATCAGGATATTTAGCACCATGTTCAGCTAACTTACCAATAAGTGCTGATATTGACGGAGCAAGAACTGATGATGACATTGGAGAAAAACAATGTGGTACAGTTTTATATACTGGTAATGGTGGTACTAATGCAATAACAGGATTAGGATTTAAACCTGACTTTATAGCTCTTAAAAGAAGAAATAGTGATGGTGACAATAGGTCAGTAGATTCATCAAGAGGTGTTGGAAAAGCATTAAGGTTTAATGCAAGTGGAGCAGAAGTTAGTGAAGCTAACGGCGTGACTGCCTTTGGGACTGATGGTTTTACGTTAAGTAGTGAAGGAGGTTACAATGCTAACACTGATACTTTTGTTGCACACTGTTGGAAAGCTAATGGTGGAACAACAGCTACTAATACAGATGGTACAGTAACTTCTACAGTACAAGCAAATACTGCAGCAGGTTTTAGTATAGTTGAATTTACAGGAATTAATTCTGCAACTACTGCTACAGTTGGACATGGTTTAGGTAAAGCTCCAACATTTATTATACATAAGTCTGTAAATGCATCTGCTTGGCATATGATTAGGGGTGTGCCGGGCATGCCTGTAAGTTATGTTAGAGATTTAAATCCAAATGGTTCTCCTACAGATGTAAGTGGTAATGGTGGTGCTTTGGTTGCTCCAACAAGCACTGTTTTTAACATAAACAATACTACTGGTATAGGAGGTGGTGGATACACTTATGTTGCTTATTGTTGGGCTCCAATAGAGGGCTATTCTAAATTTGGCACATATACAGGCAATGGTGAAGCTGATGGGCCATTTATTTTCACTGGCTTCAGACCACAAATAGTATTTTTTGCTGGTTATAATTATGGTATAGAAAATTTTACATTTGATAATAAACGAAACACTTCTAATGTTGTAAATACATATATTAGATGGGGAAGGTCAAGTGCAGAAGGTAGTCACACGCATTGTGATTTTTTAGCTAATGGTTTTAAAATTAGAAATACTGGTGCTGATTATAATGGTAGTACAAATTTGTTTATCTATGCGGCCTGGGGCGATGTGCCGTTTAAGTATAATAACACACATTGATGATGTATAAATAAGAATAAAGGAAATTAGATGCCATATTTAGGAAGAAGTACAGACGGTTTTGGAGTTAGGGATAGATTTGTCTATACTGCGTCAGGTAGTGAAACATCTGTCAGTGGTGCAGACGATAATAGTAGAACTCTTAAATTTCAAGATGGCACATATGTAGATGTATATCTAAACGGTGTTTTACTTTTAAGAGATATAGACTATAATACATCAACTGCAAATACGATAGGTAGTCTTGCATCATTAGCTGCAAGTGATATTGTTGAAGTAGTTGTCTATGATGTATTCACTGTAGCAGACACAGTATCAAAAACAAATGGTGGTAGTTTTAATGGTGCAATATCAGTCAATGGTGGTATAACAACTACAACTGTCATAACTGATGAAGAAGGGCAGATAAACGACCACAGGTCAATTATGTTAGACGGAACGGATAGTAGTTTTTCTAACGAGGGTTCAGTTATATTATTAGATGGTACAGATGGTTCTGCAACAAATGCTGGTGAAAAACTTTTATTTGAAAAAGATACACTCTCATCTTTAATTAGAGAAAATGAAGATGTTATAGTGTTAGAAGACAATGATGAAAATGGGTTTTTATTTCAAGATACGAGTACAAGTGCAAGAGTATCAACAACTAAAATAGTTCTTGAAAGAGGAACTAACTTTGAGATACCAAACACACTTACTGCACCAAAGGTCACTGGAACTGCTGAAATTGCAACAGTGGGTGGTGGACAGAATACAAACTTTGATAATAGTGTATCAGTGGATATTAAAGCAATGGATTTAGCTGCTGGTTCACATATATTAGATTTAAATAGAAACGCAAACTTTAAATTAACATTAAGTGGTAACATAACTCTTGTCAATCCAGCAAACTTAACAGCAGGGACTAGTGGAAGTATATTCATAGTACAAGATGGTACAGGTTCAAGAACAGTTTCTTATGGAGACTCATGGGATTTTGCTGCTGGAACTGCACCAACAATGACAACAGCTGCAAGTTCAGTAGATAGAATTGATTACATAGTATTAGACTCTACTAATATACACGCAGTGGCAACACTTGCATATTCATAAGATTATAAATAGAAACAGGAGAAAATAAATGTGGGCATTAATAGTAGACGGTAGTATCAATAGGTTCTTTAAAGTTCCTACTGCATTCAAACACCCAACAACAGGATTACAATATCCAAGAAACTGGATAACACTTGCAACGGATTCTGAGAAAGCTGCAATAGGGTTAATAGAAGTAACATACAGTGGTTCACATGGTGACTCAGAGTATTACTATAACTCAGACAGTAGTCCAGTGTATAATGCAGATGCTGGAACAGTTGTTATTACAAAAAGTAAAACTGCAAGAGATTTAACAACATTAAAAGCAAGTAAAACATCTGAGATAGAAACAAGTACAAACTCTGGTATGAGTAGTACAGATTGGTATGTTACTAGAAAATCAGAAACATCAGCTGCAATACCTTCAAATGTGACTGCATATAGAACTGCTTGTAGACTTGTATGCAACTCTGTAAAAACTGCAATCACAAACGCATCAGATTTAGACGCACTGATTGCTATATACACAAATGCAGATGGTATATCTGACTCAATATCAGTTAATGGTAGTTCTACAAGTGTTGTTAATACTACAAGTAATACAATCACAAAAAGTAGTCATGGTTTAAGTAATGATGAATTGGTTACATATTCTTCAGGTGTTGATGGTAGTGAAAATGCAAATGACCCTATTGGTGGTTTAGTAACTGATACCAACTATTATGTTATTGGTAAAACTACAAATACATTTAAGTTATCTCATACTAATAGTCACATGGGTGATGCAGCTGCAATATCATTGACAGGTGTTGGTGAAGGAACTGCTCATACGTTTACATCACAAGGTATTCTCTCTTTAGGAAATAGTATGCCAAACCCAAATAATCTTGCTTATGGAATTGAATAGTAGACAATCTCTAACCGATAAATACCTTCAAGGAGATTGTTATGACTGTACAGTCACAGGATATTGCGAGTCTATTTAAAGAACTTGAAGACGCATCAAAACTTGCAAAGTTAGAAGAAAAAGATAATAAGAAAAAAACTGAAACTCAAGTGAAAGAGCTTGACAGTTTTCTTACATCTGTACAGAAAGTCGTAAAAGTAATAGAGAAGAAAGATGATGATACCCCCATTAAACCTAAGAAGGTTACCCCTAAGATTGAAAAGAAAAGTAAACCCAACGGAAAAGTCCAAGAACAATCCAAACCTGTTGAAAAGAAATCCTTATCAAAAGATGACACGCAAAAGTTAGATGCATTCTCTGGACTTATCAAGTCCTTTGGTGTAGAAATCAAACCAGAAATAGTTGAAGAAGACTTACAACTAAAAGTCGAAGATATCAAACCTGTTATCGTAGAAGAACCTAAAGTTGATGAGAGTAAAAAGATAGAAGCTCTTGAAACTTTATTCTCTGGATTATCTGCACTTAAACCAGAACCAAAGATAGAAGAGTCTTTACTGAAGATTGAGAAGAAACCAGAACCAGTCAAAATACCAGAACCTCTTGTTATAGAAACCAAGACACCAGAACCAGTCAAACCTGTTGTTGTTTCACAAACACCAGTAGATATAACAGAAGCAATGAAACTTGTCAAGTCTAAAAACTTACCTACAAAACAAGAAACAATAGAAGCAACACAAAAACTCATCACAGATGTTGTTGATAACCTTGATGATATGAAAGATAAGACAGAGGTTAAAGAACAGATAGATGAAATAGACGCATTAAGAAAAGAATTTCACGCATTACAGTTACAAGTTCGTAGGTCAGAAATACAAGTCGGTGGATTGTCTGGAAGTGGTGGTGGACTAGACCCTAACAAAATCGCAAACCATATGATACCAGCTGCAGACAATACCTTTGATTTAGGTTCTGCGAATAAACAATGGAGAAACTTATATCTCTCTGGTAGTACATTAATCGTAGATGGTTCGTCTATTGACTCTGGTGAACTTACAGTTTTAGACGGAGTAACTGCTGGTACGGTAACTGCAAGTAAAGCACTTATCGCAGATAGTAACAAAGACATATCTGGTTTTAGAAATGTTACCATTGCTGGTAACCTTACAGTTCAAGGTGATACCACAACATTGAGTTCAACTGTTGAAACAGAAACTCCTTCACAAATTTATGAAGCTTCTACTATCACAGTTTTGGTCACCGTTGCAACAAAAGACACTTCGCACCCATACTATGGAACAGGAAGTTCTAATGGATATAAAATTAATGGAACATTCTCACCATTTCTAAAATTCATTCCATTGAACACTTATAAGTTTGACCAATCAGACTCAACCAACTCTGGTCACCCATTAAGGTTTTACTATGATGCAGCTAAAACAACTGAGTATACAAGTGGTGTAACAACAAGTGGAACGCCAGGCTCATCTGGTGCATACACACAAATCGTACCAACTGAAAGCACACCAGATGTTTTATATTACCAGTGTTCTTCACACGCACATATGGGTTTTGGTATTTTCTTTACTACAAGAAATCTTACAGGATTTACGACTGATAACTTAACAGAAGGTTCAACAAACAAATACGCATCTGCTGAAACAGTACAGGATATTGTAGGTGGAATGTTTAGTAATAACACCGAAACAAGAATTACTGCAACCTATCAAGATGATGATGGTACAGTTGATTTAGTTGTTGATGATGTAACAACAATTAGTGGTAATGCTGGAACTGCAACTGCGTTAGAAACTGCAAGAAATATTGGTGGTATATCATTTGACGGAACTGGAAATATAAACTTGCCAGGCGTTAATATTGCTGGTGACCAAGATACAACTGGAAATGCAGCCACTGCTACATCAGCTGCAAGACTAACGAATGCAAGAAATATTCATGGAGTAGCATTTGATGGTTCTGCAAACATAGATTTATCTGAAGTTATACAAGATACCGTTGGTGCAATGTTTACAAGTAATACTGAAACTGGTATCTCAGTAGAGTATCAAGACTTAGATGGAACAATAGATTTAGTTGTAGGAACATTAAACCAAGATACCACTGGTAACGCAGCCACAGCAGACCTTGCAACTGCAGCCAATACAGTCAAGACAGTTGCAGATGGAACAGATGCAAACTTCTTTCTTACATTCGTAGATGCAAATAATGGTAGTGCAACAGCAGAGGCATTAAAGACAGATGCTGGTATTCAGTACAATCCAAATACGGATACTCTTTCTGTTACTAACATCACTGCAACGATTGATGGAGTTTCATCTTTACTTAATGTTGCAGATGAGTCTACAGACCCAACTTGTTTTCCATTATTTACTACTGGTGCGAGTGGTAACTTAGCTGCAAAGAGTGGAACAAATCTTACATTTAACTCGTCTACTGGTGCATTAAAAGCAACTTCATTCGTTGATGGAAATGATAATGCACTTACAACTGCGACTGCAGCTGCAGATGAAGCAACTGCATTAGGTATCGCACTTGGTTAGTTTATTATAAATACTAATAAAAGGAAGTAATATGGCAATACCCAGTACAAGAGATGGTTTCAAGAACTATTGTTTAAGAGCATTAGGTTTCGGTGTTATTGACATTAACGTGTCAGATGACCAAGTAGAAGACAGGATAGACGAAGGATTACAATACTTCGCACAGTATCACTATGATGGTGTAGAGAAGATGTATCTTAAATATAAAATCACACAAGAAGATGTTGACAGAGCTAGGTCAAACGAAACAACAACTTCAACAGATTCAAAAGATGGAAATGTAACTGGTTCATTCTTAGAGGGAAAGAACTATATACCTATGCCTTCTGCTGTAGTATCAGTAGTACAGGTTTTTCCATTTGATGACGCAGTAACAAATAATATGTTTGACATACGATATCAATTACGATTAAATGATTTGTATGATTTCTCATCTACGTCAATGATACAATACGATATGACTATGAAACACTTAGACCACCTTCAACATATGCTTGTAGGTGAAACACCAGTGCGTTTTAATCAACACCAAAATCGTTTGTATATAGATATGGACTGGGAGAATAAAGTTGATGTTGATAATTTTCTAATCATAGATTGTTATAGAAAAATTGACCCAAGTTCTTTCACAGATATATTTGATGACATTTATCTTAAGAGATATGTAACATCTTTAATCAAAAGACAGTGGGGTGCAAACCTTTCCAAGTTTAGTGGAGTTGCAATGCTGGGTGGTGTTACTATGAATGGTGAGCAAATATATACACAAGCAATAGAAGAGATACAAAGATTAGAGGAACAGATACAATTAAGTTTTGAAACACCTATAGATTACATGATAGGGTAGATGTATGGCTGTTAATAGTTTCTTTCACACAAACAATCTTCAATCACTTAAGTCAGAGAGAAATCTCTACAGTAACTTAATCAAAGAAGCAATCCAGATACATGGACATGATGTTTATTATATGGACAGACAGTCTGTTGCAGCTGATACTTTGTTTGGTGAAGACGCACTGAATAAGTTTAACACACAACACCCAATTGAAATGTATATCGAAGACGGTGAGGGTTATGCTGGTGACAAAGAGATAATGACACAGTTTGGTTTAGAGAACAGAAACGAGATTACCTTTGTTGTGCATAAGAAAAGATTTCAAGAGATGGACAGACAAGTTCAGATTGAAGAAGCAACAGATAGTTCTTCAAGTGGTTCTATATTATTAGAAGCAGGAACACTTGACCAGTCCAGTTCATCTTCAACATTAAGTACAGTTACACAAAGTTTTATTTTTGATGAGAGTGCAGAAAAAATTGTTTTAGAAAATGACAATGAAGGTAGAATACTTTCTGAAGAAAGTGGTAATGAGTTTTACTTAATCGTAGATACTGCAGCTACAGATGCAGATAGACCACAAGAAGGTGATTTAGTTTATCACCCAATCGTAGAAAAGATATTTCAAATAAACTTTGTAGACCATGATGAACCTTTTCATCAATTAGATAACAATCCAATCTACAAACTTAAGTGTTCACAGTATGAGTATAGCTCAGAAGTTCTTGATACAGGTATTGAAGAAATTGATGCGATTGAAGATGACTTATCTGTAGATACACTTGCAGAACAATTCACACTTGAACAATCAAGTGCAGTCAATGAAAACATTAGACTTGAAAGTTTTACTGTACATGGAGATGGTGTATTACTTGAAGAAACAGATGGTGATAATATTACTTTTGAAAATGACTCAACATCTATCGGTGAGAACATTGCACTAGAGAATGACGCAGACACAGGTATCACTGCATACCTCATACAAGAAACCTATATAGTAGGAGATAGTAATACAACTAAAACTGCTCCATTGGAGCAAAACGAAATGTTTGATACATTAGATGATAACATATTAGACTTTACGGAAAGAAATCCGTTTGGTGATGCTGGAGATTAATTATGCTAGGAACGCAATTCTACCATGAAACAATGCGAAAAGTCGTAGTTTCTTTTGGTACAATATTTAACAACATAAACATTGTAAGAAAAAACAATAGTGGAGCAATCATTCAAAAGATGAAAGTACCACTTGCATATGGGCCTAAACAAAAGTTTTTAACAAGACTTGATAATGACCCATCTTTAAAAAATAAAGTTGCAGTCACTTTACCAAGAATAGGTTTTGAGATTTCTAATCTTGCATATGACCCTGTAAGAAAATTAAACAGAGTACAAAAGTTTAAAAAAGTTAAATCAAGTGATTCAAATAAGTTAGATGTACAGTATATGCCTGTACCATACAATTTAGATTTTACTTTGTATGTTATGGCAAAGAACTCTGATGATGCATTACAAATTGTAGAACAGATACTTCCATACTTCCAACCAGATTATACAATTACAATTAATGATATGGCTGATATGGGTATCAAAAGAGATGTTCCAATCATATTAGGTTCTGTAAGTTACGAAGATAGTTATCAAGGAAACTTCGAAGAAAGAAGAGCAATTATTTACACTCTTACTTTCACTGCAAAGTTTTATCTATACGGCCCTGTTACTTCTGATAAGGTTATTAGAACTGTACAAGTTGACCAATACACTGATACAAAAGTTAACGCACCAAGTAGAGAACAGAGATACACAGTTACACCAAATCCAGCAAGTGCAGATGCAGATGACGATTTTGGTTTTAATGAGTCAACCTCTTTCTTTGAAGATGCAAAGAACTTTGACCCAGAAAGTGGGACAGATAAGTAATGCCTTTTTCTAAAGATATATTAGCTGGTTCATCTGGACAAGGTGGTGGTGGTTTTTATGACCATCAGATTACAAATAGTTGTAGGTTTGATTCTGGTGATGAATCAGGATTAAGATTTGGAGGTGCATCAGGCACGTTAGGAACACCGACTAATGTTCAAAAAGGTACTTATGCTGTATGGTTAAAAAGAAGTAAAATTGGAAATGATTATCAAAATATTTTTCATTCGCACACTGGTTCTAGTGGAAGAAATATAGCATTTGATTTAAATGGTACTGATGATACTCTTGGTTTTGAACAAGGTGGTAGCTCATCAGCTAAATTTCAAGATACATCAGCTTGGTATCATTTCGTATTTGCATTTGATACTACACAAGGTTCTAATGATGATAGGTTAAAAGTTTATGTAAATGGTTCAGAATTAGACCAGTTTAATGCTTCAATATCTGGTGATGTTCTATTGTTTCAATCTGGTCAACAACATTGGGTAGGTAGAAATAAAGGTAATGGTGTTGGTTTTGATGGTTACATGGCAGACGTAATTTATGTAGATGGACAACAATTAGCACCAACTGCATTCGGTGAAACTAAAGAAGACCCAGATGGAAATAATGTTTGGATACCTATTGATTATGCTGGAACATATGGAAATAATGGATATAGACTTGAGTTTAAACAAAACGGAACTGGTGCAAACAGTAGTGGTATAGGTGCAGATACTAGTGGTAATGACCATCATTTTGCATTAAACGGTATAGGCGCTGACCATCAATCGCTAGATAGCCCAACATTCGGAGGATAGAAATGCCAAGTAGTGGAAACTTTCCAACATTTAACAATTATATAAGTGGAAATCAAGGAGGCGAAAGTGTAACTTTATCTGGAGGAAATCTAAAAACTAATAGTGCTGCTTATTGGTCTGGTGTTGATTCATATATAGAAATTCCAACTGAAGGAAAATGGTTTATAGAAACTTTTGTTGGAAATAGATATGGTTCTTATGGAGCCCAAGGATTTTATTCACAAACTCTTAATAATTATATCCAATTTTCATTTGACGTGTATTATGGGTCAAAAGATGGAACATCAAGTGATGGAAATGAAGGTTTAGGTGTTAATTTAAATGATAGCACAATAGGTTATTATGCATCTACTGGTACAACAAAATATAATGTCAAAGAACCAGATGGAACGAGTATTTACAGTACTAACACTTTATTAATTGCTCATGCACTTGATATTGATAATGAAAGATATTGGGTTGGAACTGCATTTTCTACAAGCACTGCATGGAGTTGGTATGGAAATGGTAATAGTTCAACTGGAACTGATGACCCAGCAACTGCAACAACAGGATTAGATATATCTGGTTATAGGACAAATACAATCAGTGATGCAAGGTTAAGATTTGCACACTGTCCTAATAGGACTAGTGCAGACCCTTATGCAATTGCAAATTTTGGCCAGGATAGTACATTTCAAGGCAATATGACTGCTGGTGGTAATACTGACGCAAATGGCTTTGGTGATTTTGTATTTCCTTTGCCTAGTGGTTATTCAGCATTATGTGCTGCTAACTATCCAGAAGATTCTGGGTTTATAACTAATACCACATTTAAGGGAAGTGCAACATCAGGAGGGCCTGTAGTATTTTTAAATGGAGTTCCTGGCAATGTTACAATAAATTCAAATGCTGTTACTTGGGGAACTCACGCAATAAAACTTGCTTGTGGGTTTAGACTTATAACAAGTAGTACAAGTTATAATAGTACAGGTACTAATACAGTTGTTGCAACAAGTGGTGGTGCAACATGGAAGTATGGAACTGCACAATACTATTAATAGTTTATAAATAGAGAGGTATAGGAGAAAAACATGAGTAACGCAAGAAATCTCGCAAATTTGTTAAATGGTGGTGATACAACAATCGCAACTGGTGATGTTGCTAACGGTGCAATATCAACTGCAAAATTAGCAGATGATGCCGTTACAGCTGCAAAGATAGATGATGATGGTACAGGTTTTGCAATGGCTGACTTAACTGTCGCAACACTTAATGCAAGTACAGTAATCTTACCAGACGCATCTGGTGGTGCAGATATAGGTTCTACAACCAAAGAGTTTGGAGATGTATTCATTGCAGACGATAAAGCAATCAAGTTTGGAAATGACCAAGATGCAACAATAGAGTATGATGAGAATGGTGATGACCAACTTAAAATAGGTGGTGCAGTTACAGCATTTACAAATGCAGTCATAGGTAAAACAGATACAGACACAAGTAATACTGGTAGTGTTACTTTAGATTTTGATGCTAATCAGAACTTCGTGCTTACTCTCACAGGAGATGTTACACTTGCAAATCCAAGCACAGAAAAAGTTGGACAATCTGGTTTCATTGCTTTCATTCAAGACGGTACAGGCTCAAGAACTTTAACACTAGGAACAGATTATGAATCTGCTGGTGGTGCTGGAATAACACTTACAACAACTGCGAGTGCAACAGACTTAGTTCCTTATGTGGTTGTAGCTGCAAACAGGGTACTTCTTGGAACACCTCAACTTGCGTTTAGTTAAGGAGATGTTATGTCAGGCCCTATAGGTTCATCACAATGGAGTTACAGTTCTGGTGCTAGTGATTTTTATGATTACCAGATAGTAAATTCTGCTAGATTTGATGCTGAGGGTGGTGGCACTAACACATCAACTAGGTTATATAGAACTTTTGGAACAACTACTAGTCAAACTACATTCACACTATCTGTCTGGGTTAAAAGAAGTGAAACTTATGAGAACGGTGGAAATTTATATGCTCAATCAATTATAGCTAAAGGAACTGGAGTTCAAGGAGGTGGTGCTCAGTTTGGTTTTGAGTCTGGTGGTGGAACTGCTGGTGGTTTAGATAACAGAGATAGAATTGTTTGGTATGGTTTAAAAGGAACAAGTGGTGGTACAAGTGGTGGAGATGATAGATTAGAAGGTCAATGGAGAGATACTACAGGCTGGTATCACTTAGTTGTAAGAGTTAATACAACAGAATCAGATGCAGCTGATAAGGTAAGATACTATGTAAATGGTGACTTAAAAACAAGAGTTTCAACAAACGCACTAAATGGTGACCTTGACAACTTTCATACTGCAACTGATGTTCATAATATTGGTGCTAATTCTAATGCTTATTATGGTTTTGATGGATACATGGCAGAATTTATTTATGCAGATGGTCAATCATATGCACCCACTCAATTTGGTGAAAGTAAGAATGGTGTTTGGAAGCCCATTGACCCATCTGGTACAACTTTCGGCAATCAAGGCTTTCATTTAAAGTTTCAAGACTCATCAGATTTAGGCAATGACAGTTCAGGAAATAATAACGATTGGACATCTGCAAATTTTAGTGCAGACCATCAGACAATTGATACGCCTACTAACGGAACAGGATAGGAGTTAAAGATGGCAGGTAATGCAAACTTTATGACTTGGAATGCTAATAAGAAGTATGAAAACACAGGTATCACTTTTAAACAAGGTAACACTTATGTACAAACAACAACTGGATATCCAGTGATATTATCTAATATGGCTCCTAGAACTGGTAAATGGTATGTTGAGTTTTATCAAAATCAAAGTGCTAATTATAACACAATGGGTTTAGAACAAGTAGGTTCTGAAAAGTATAGTTCCCATATACAAAGTGGCGATAATCATTATTTGTATTATGGTCATAATGGTAATACAAGAGGTAATAACGGTACTTCTACATCATACGGTTCTAGTTATTCAACAGGTACTATTATAGGTTGTGCGTTAGATATGGACAATGCAAAAATATATTGGTCTAAAGATGGAACATTTCAAAATAGTGGTAATCCAGCAACTGGAACTAATGCGGCTCATACAGGGATAAATACGAATTTTGGTTATTATATGGCATTCACTGATTACAATAGTGGTGCTAATGGAGCATGTACAATTAATGCAGGCCAAGACTCTAGTTTTGCTGGTGCAAAATCTACAGGTTCAGCAAATGCAAGTGATGCTAATGGCTTCGGAGATTTTTATTACACACCGCCTTCAGGCTTTCTTGCAGTTTGTTCTGCTAATATGCCTACAAAGGAGGAGATAGACCCATCTGTAACAAATAACAATTATCCAGGCAAGCAATTTGCTGTTGCTTTATATTCTGGTACAAGTGGAACACAAACGATTGATATAGGCTTTAAGCCTGACCTCGTATGGTGGAAGAATAGAGGAAGTGGAAACAGTCACATTTTAGCAGACTCAAGTAGAGGGGCAGATAAAAGTTTAACAGTAAATTCTAATGGTGCTGAAGGAACTGGTTATCAAACTTACTTCACTGCATTCGCATCAACAGGGCCAACCTTTGCAAGTAATGATGTAGGAACAAACCAAACTGGTAGCAACTATGCAGCTCTATGTTGGAGAGCAAATGGAGGTGTCACTTCTACAAATACAGATGGTACAATTACATCTACCGTACAAGCAAATACTGATTCTGGGTTCTCAATTGTTACTTATACAGGCAGTGGAAGTGCTGCTACAATAGGACATGGTTTAGGGAAAGCCCCAGAATGGATAATAGTTAAAAATCGTGACCAAGCAGACGATTGGGTAGTATACCATATTTTTAATGGTAATACTCATTATATGACATTAAATAGTGGTGCTGGTAAAATTGATAATACTTATTGGAATGATACCACACCCACCACTAGTGTATTTTCAGTAGGAACTGACCATAAAGTAAATGCAAGCACAGAAAAGTATGTTGCATATTGTTGGGCAGGAGTAGAAGGGTTCTCTTCCTTTGGTGGTTGGACAACAGCATCAGATGATGTAAAAGGGCCCTTTATACATTGTGGGTTTAGACCAAAAATGATTATTATTAAAATGACGGTAAATGGAGATAGATGGGGTTGGTTAGATAGTGAAAGAAATACTTACAATCCTCGTAACACTGCAATAATTTTTGGCGATACTAGCTCAGCAGAAAGCACAACTACTTCATATGATGTAGACTTTTTATCGACAGGTTTTCAAGTTACAACTTCTAATGCACAACATAACAATACAGGTTATGACCCATACATTTATATGGCATTTGCAGATGTTCCTGCTAAATTTAGTCAAGGTGGTTAATATAATAAATGAGTAAAACAAAAGACATAATAGATGAAGCATTAGGTGCAGTAGAACTTGCAAAGTCCGAACCTGTGCAAAAGAAAGTTAT